TTACCTCAACCGAGCGAACAAAACGACGCTCGCCAGCAGTCCCAAAATCGCCCCGACAAGCAGTATCGGCCACCTGCTTTTGCGCTTCTTCGGCTGAACTACAACGGTGCGCTCTACGATTGTTGTATCGCGCATTATTAAGCGTTCTACGACCGTATCTCTGCGCAGACGGATGACAATGCCACTGCCTGAATTCGCGACGCTTAGAACGCTTGTTTTAGCACTGTCGCGCAAAGTGAATCGGCGTATCATCCCGGCGCTGTCGCAGAGGTCGGGAATCGTCAACTCCGTCAAGCTGCCAGCGGTCACGACTTGCCGGTCAGTGTGGACGATGGCGCTCGTGCGGATCACCTCCGCAGGTTTTCGGCAGCAGCCAAAAAGCAGCAGGCAGTATATCGCGCAACGTTTATAATGTGTCATAAGAAACACTAAAAATGCTATTTCCGCACATTATAAGACACATCATTAGATGTGAGCATATTCCTGTGTCGCATTGAACGAGGGACAGGCTTTGGCTACCTTGGGGAAGTCACGATGGCCGAGGATCTTGGCGGATGGGTACTTAGATCGCCACTCATGCAACGCCTGTGAGAGTGCGTCTTTTTGGCCTTGCGTGCGATTGTCAACAGGGTTGCCTCGGCTGTCAACGCCGCCGATGTAGCTGATATGGAGGCTCACCGAATTGTAACCGGCCACGCCGTTGCACACGGTGTCATCGGGTGCGAGCGTGATGACCTCTCCGTTGGGTTTGATGACCTTGTGGTATCCTGGTGACTTCCACTTTAGATTGGTACGCCAGTAGTTCTGGATCGAATCGATTGTAGTTGAGTGCGGTGTCGCGGTGCAGTGGACGACGAGGTATTTGATGTTTCGCATGATGCCTGATTAGGTCACAAAATTAAATATCATTCGCCTTCATTTTGCACCCCATCAGGTACGAATCAATGCACCTCCTACCACTTTACACCCTATCGGGTGCTTGTCGTCGTAAACGTCGCATCAATGACGCGGGTGTCCATTTTCTTGGTGTTCAGATGAATTAGCTTCAGCTTCATCCAGTATCCACCGAGCGGCTTCGGCGGCCTGCCTCGCTCAACGTGGAAGCCTCCAACGCCGCCATCGTATTCCTCCTTGTATGTCGCCGTGCGTATCTGATGCAGAGGCCGTTGTTTAATTATGTAGTCGTTGCGGTTGAGGTATGTGATGACGTTGATGTGGTGGTACAACTCGTGAACGTGACCCTGCCACGTGCAGTCGTAGCCTTCAACCATCGCCATGATCCGCTGATCCTGAATGATGCCCTTGGTCACTGGTCCACCTCCGCCTGATCCGTGGTAGTAATGCATTGCAAAGCGCGTCCGGTGGTTCGCTTTAGGACTATGCGTGAAACCGAACAGGATTGCGCCGCCGTAGCCGCCAAGCTGAACGTCAGTGCCGCACTCGTGGTTTAGCAGCGTGACGAACATCTGCAAGGCGTCGAACTCGACATGGCGGATCACGCTTGTTTCGTGGTTGCCATAGCCAATCAGCGCGATGTGTTTGGCGTATGGCTTGAACCACTGCACCGCGTCGTTTACGACAGCTTGCAGGTAGTTGCCCTGGTTGTGTTCCGGTCTGATTTCATCCTTGCCCCTACGTGGATCTCCGCGCCCCTGCATCAGGCAGAACGTGTCGCCGTTCATGATGATCTTTGCGCCTCTGCGCACGGCTTCGTCGAGGTGGCTCTTTAGCAGGTCGCGATCACACTTCGGGTTGTCCCAGTGCAGGTCGCTCACCAGCAGAAACTCCGCCTCCCTCCCTTCGCAGTCGAAGGTGTGAACATTCGCTGCGTGTCGGGTTATATTCATACTATTGGTTTGGTGTTGACTTCAGCAGCTTCATGATGCGCACTTCCAGTACCTCCGTGATCTTGACGCCTGAAAAGCCGACGATGAAGGCGAGGCCGTACTCGATGTTCGGCGCTTTAATGTTCAGGATGCCGATGATCACAGGCGCGATGTAGGTTGCGGATAACGTGCCTGAAAGGACGGCGATCAGCTGCATTTTCCAATTCTTCATCTTGGGTGCGAGCAGTAGTGCGCCGAAGAAGCCAGCGATGGTCAGGCCGAGGTTGATGCCTATTGATTTGAGGAAGTCGATCATTGTTAATCTTCGTTTAGTGTGTTAGATACGTCGTCGCGCTCGGTGTAGTCCTTGCCGTACTGGTCATCCCAGCCAAGGAAGGTATGCACCCCGACAGGCGGAGGCCAGCACTCATAGGGCAGGTACTCGGCATTTGGCTCTGCATCCCAAAGAATGTCGACGCAGTAAGTTCCCTCTATTTCACCCAGCGGCACTGCGAAGCCTTGCGGTTGTGGTAGCGCGGTGTAGGCGGCTTCGGATTGGAAGCGATATTTCCTAAAGGTGGCCATTAGAGTCGGGTTAATTCGGCGAGTTGGGCATCGGTGAGGCGTGTGGTGTAGAGGGCCAATGATTCAACTTTGAAAGGCATGTATTGCTCCATCGCCACTATATTTAATGTCAAATTAGGATTTGTAGCAGTTGATGCTACTTCCGATCCATTAACATATACAACCGCACCGTTTGCGCTGTATGCGATTGCAACTTTTCCTTCACTAATTGCGGATGTGTAATTTATTAAAGTAGTTGTAGTTGACCTGACAGTGATTCTAAATGGTGCTGCAATAATATTTGAAGTCAATCCAATCCAATTAGTAAACGCTGAATTTCTTATCATTAATGCAGGATTGCCCGTTCCCGTAATAACACCTTTGATATCCGATACTTCAAAATACATCGTCCCTTCCGTTTGGCCTATCAAGCCACTGACGAGCGCACCCGATGCGCTGATGACGTCGGCGGCACGGCTGACTGCTGCTGTCGTTGTGGGGATTGGCGATGTAGGAACAGGGCCAACTTCTGCCTGTGTAAAGTCGACTTCGATAACATCACCACTTGCAATCATCCGTATTCCTACCTGCCCCGATGCCACGGTTTGCGCTCCACTATTAAACGGAGCAAACGCACTTGTCAACGTTACGGTCTGCCAATTTGTGCCGCCGTTTGTGGTTAGCTGAATTTGACCAGTCCCTGAAACTCTACGCATATACGCCGAGAAAATACGCGACTGCGAGGCGTGCGATATGTTTTGAGTTATCGTCGCACTTGCCGCCGTGGATGTAAGCGTCGTTGCTCCTGATGCAGCACCATCAGCGCCAACGGCGTTGCGCACTGCCGTGATGCCACTTGCCGCCCACGTGCCACTCACCGATAGGTCGCGACTCCACAAGGCTTGATTCTGCGCACTCGGCTCGACCAACAACCCAGGGCACGACTGCCCCAGCCAATCGATGCGCGGCACTCCGCTGGCTACGCTCTCAATCAACCCGCTGCTATTCACGCGCGTCGCCGTTGTGTTGCGGCTGACGGCGAACCGCATCGTGCTGTCCTCCGCCACAAATGGAGGCACGTCTTGGTATAGGTTGCCAGCCTTGTAGAATTGCGGAACGATCAGCAGCGATGGCGTTGCAGGCAGACCGTCAGTGTAAGCCTCTTGACCGCGTGCCACCAAGCAGCTGCCTGTGCCAGCGTTTTCATCTTCAACAGTAGCACCTGCGCCCTTCGCGCCTTCAAGCGCTGCTGCCCACTGCGTCTTGTAAGGATTCGTGCCGTGTTGCGCGACAAACGGCAAGCCGTAGCCAATGCCTAAAGCCATCAGACCGCGCTTACGATGGTTACGCCCTGCATCGAATATCCGATCACACTGCCTGCGTTCAGCGTCACGGCGGCGATCCTACGTCCGTTGTTGGCGGCTATGATCATACCCGGACTGAACGCCTGACCCGAAGGAAATAAGCCGATGCCACCACCACTCACCGCAGTCATCATATTCGTTCCGTTGCTATCCGTGAGCGTCGTGAACTTGGCTTCTTGGTTGACGACCAGCACGTCATAGGTGCGACCTGTCACCGATGAAACCGCGCCTGCGCCAACTGCCAGCACTTCGGCTGCCATTCCGCGACCGAGTAACGCATCCATTTGTTGTCCTACGTTCATTGTATTTTCTTTAAGTGTAAATATCGTTTTGCCTGATTCTATGCAATTCTGTAATCGTGTTTTTAACGCGTCGGTATTTGGCAGACGTTGCGGCTGAATGGCAACTCAAACACGACCGTAGCCTGCCACCCTGCGACCTTGTCATCGCGTGCCTC